GAGGTTGCTGTGAGTCGGAGCCACTGTTTACCAATAGATAACAGTAGCAGACACGAGGAGCGCGCGATCGTTTAGCGTTTATATAGACTCCTCATGAAGTACAAGAAAGGTGTGTCGAGGGCCGCTATCAAGAGTTTAACAAGATACTGCCCGACTATCATACCTGCGAGTGCGCCCGAATTCATAGTTCCAACGAACGCGATTGTTATGAATAGTATAGTATCGATAAGTTGACTAGTCATAGTAGAACAGATGTTACGCAGCCACAAATGTCTTCCTTGTGTTCTTTCTTTTATATGAGTAAAAACGTATACGTCCCAGTTTTGACTAAAGACGTACGCGATCAAAGACCCAGCCACGATACGCCAAGTCATACCCAGTGTTTCAACGAAGGCTTCTTGACCTCCCCAGAAACCCGGATATTCCCAAGCTATTGCTATTTGTATTCCTAGTACTAAAAGAATGGATCCTACAAAACCGCTAGCGATAGCTTTCTTGGCATAATCTTTCCCGTAAAATTCACATATGGCATCAGTGATTAAGAAAGATACACCATAGACGATAACGGCCGCAGGAACTTCCCATCGTGCAAACACTACTAACTTATTGGCAAGCACTTGGGCGATCACGATCAGTGAAGCATAAATACCAATCAATAGTCCCACCCCGTAACGCTTTCCTAATAAAATAGAACCTGTAGCGACAACTAATGTCGCAATAATCCACAATATTACATTTAACATGTTATTCACCTCCCTCCAATGGTAATTTTAAATTTCCTCCACTTTTTTGAATACCTCGTCACATTCAATACAGCGATAACGTACGATATGGTAGTTAGTACGCGGATCAATAGGAGGATCGGGTTTTGATCGAATATCTATGACCCAATCTTCGCGTGATGAGGCACACTCTGGACACTCCAGAATGAAGCACTTTAAACTATCTACTTCACGCGCCACCTTTGGTAACTCATCAACAGCAGCTTTTTGTATATTAGTCATTACCCCAACTACGTGAAGGAACATATATACACTCATAATAATTGATACGAGAGAAAATACGCTAAAGGAGGTGATACGCGCCAGTAGCGCGCACACCATCCAGACTGCCCAGATGCATATAAGTGAAGCTATATATTTTTTATGCATTATCCTTCAGCCTCACATTTCGGGCAATATTCATGCTCTCCGGATAAATAACCGTGTTTAGGGCATATACTAAACGTTGGCGTAATCGAATAGTAAGGCAGTTCGAAATTATGCGCGATACGTTTTACTAACTTCTTCACAGTTCCAATACTGTTGATTGATTCGCCTAAAAAACCGTGAATTACTGTACCGCCTGTATATAGTGTCTGAATTTCATCCTGCAGTTCAAGCGCGGTGAAAACATCATTTGTGTACCCCACCGGTAACTGCGTCGAGTTAGTATAGTAGGGTTCCGCTCCTTCGTTATTAACACGCTCGTTATTGGCTACTACGATATCGTCAAACTTCGCTCGATCCTTACGTGCTAGACGATAACTAGTACTCTCTGCGGGTGTTGCCTCCAAATTAAACAACTGCCCCGTCTCTTCTTGGTACTTGGAGAGTCGCTCGCGCATAGCTTTCATAACTTTCTTTGTAAAAGCACGGCCACGATCAGATCCCACGGTTTCCCCGAATAAGTTGAGGCACCCCTCGTTCATCCCATTCACTCCGATGGTATTGAAATGATTCGCGTAGTATTCTCCAGATCGATCCTTAACACTACGCAAGTAAAAACGAGTATAAGGGTAAAGATCCTGGGTGGCTAATTTCTCGATTAATCTCCTTTTAATGAGCAGACTCTCTTTAGCGACGTCCATCAAACGATACACGCGTTCGATGTATTCATCTTCGTCTTTACTTAAATAGCCTAGGCGTGCCATATTTAATGTAACAACGCCGATAGATCCTGTCATGGGATTGGCACCAAAAAGACCGCCACCACGCTTTTTCAATTCGCTGTTATCGATACGTAAACGACAACACATTGATCTGACATCGTCGGGCGCCATATCCGAGTTAACGAAATTCGCGAAGTAAGGGATACCGTACTTGGCAGTCATTTCCCAAACAGGATCTAGTACCGGATTGTCCCAGTCAAAATCGGAAGTTATATTATATGTCGGTATTGGAAAGGAAAACATGCGGCCCTTCGCATCACCTTCCATCATTACTTCCGCAAATGCGCGGTTAAACATATCTACCTCCTCTTGGTACTCTCCGAAGGTCGAAGACTGTCTTTCACCACCTATAATGACTGGTTCATTTGCTAGAAACTCAGGTACTTTCAAGTCAAGCGTGATATTAGTAAATGGCGCTTGCCAGCCAACACGCGTAGGAACATTCATGTTGAACAGAAAACTTTGCATGGCCTGTTTAACTTCTTTATAGCTTAGATTGTCGCGGGCGATAAAGGGTGCGAGATAAGTATCGAAGTTAGACAGTGCCTGCGCACCAGCGCTATTACCACACCAAGTGGCGTGGCCGTTTCTTCGTACGTATAGTGTATGATTGGGTACTTCAACACAATAAACTCTACCTTTATAGTGTACAACATCACAATTTTCAGGTTTTCCAACAGCGCGGGAAAAGTTTGTACGCGACATAGATACTTTATACCAGGTAAACTTATCACGAGTGTGTTTATATACGCTGGAGTTATAATCTAATTTTAACATTATCTCTTGGACATCATCAGCCAGGCGCTTACTTTTCGTGTAGTACTGATAATTGCCTCCCCCTATATATCCATCACCTTTCATCAACCAATCTAGTAGTATTTGGAGTTGTTCCGGCGGAAGCGACTTCAACTCTTTTGGGATGTATTTATTAGCTGATCCGGAAAACGGCTCTAGATAATCGTATAGTTGTTTTCCCCATATAGTGAACGCTACCGTGGTTGTTCCGTGCGTATTTTTGTTTATATATTCATAATACTCGAAGGGTAACTGCTCTAACACCTCGCGGAACTCATCGGCGCGTTCGCCTTCTGATTGGGTTATTCTCACGTATCTATCTTGATATTTCGTACCTTCCTTCTCCTTCGCGGTACACACGGTGCTACCTTCAGCGGTCCAAAAGCCAAAGAACGCCAACCACGTGTCCATCGGTATCTCTTGAGATTCAATCACTTCCTTTGTGCGATCCGCACTGAAATGGTAGTTTTTGGTAATTGTTGTTTCGGGTAAGGTAAAAAATTCCTTCCTCTGGCCCTTCCATATTCCTCCTTTAGGAATCGCGTGACTTGGCTTCATATCCTTAGCTTTAACAAACGGATCTTTACGCGATGTGTACATGTTGTGGTTTGGCGTTACAAGCAGATCTACTTTTTCGGTTTTGAACCGGTACATCTCACCATCGTAGGGGTAATCCATGTAGTCTACGGGTGTTTGTAGTTCAATTTCTGCGGTGTCTGTATTACGTGTGTATACGCGCTCATCCTCCTCCAAGTCTCGGAATAACTTCCATCCCTTTTCCGTCAAGACTTCTGTATCTGCGCTATAACATTCGCCCTGGAGTGTGTAAAAGAAATTAACAATTTGCCCCAGCGCCGTTCTAAGATGATTGGGTGGCTTAGATTCAGTTTTTATACGTACCCCACTAAAACCTACTTCTAGCAAATCTTCTAAATCCCACCCACAGCAATACACTGATAAATGTGCAAGATCGTGCAGATGCAAATCGCCCGAACGGTGCGCTTCTTTTACGTCTTCAGGATATATTTTCTGTATCCAGTATTCGCCAACAATTTCTGAAATTATATACTGGTGCATACCTTGCAACGAATACCCGGTGTTGGAATTTTCGTTGACCTGCCAGTCTAAGCGATCCAGATACTTATCTATGGCGTTTACTCCGTCGCTGAATAGTTGTTCAGTATCACGTAATTTATTCTTATGATCACGATAGAGGATGTAGCGTTTAGCTACATCCCCCATATCCTCTTCTATTAACACCTTCTCTACCAAATCCTGTATCTGTTCCACGTCTGGTGCGTCATATTCATTGAAAAAGATGTTCAGATAACTAACGACTTTGCGTGTTGCTGTCTTTATTTTACTATCGTCACGGGCGTCAGCCGCTACACTTGCTTTCGTAATAGCACGTCTTATCTTTTCTTTATCGAAAAGAACTCTACGGCCATCCCGTTTTATTACATGCTTTATCACAGTTACCGCGCCTCCTTCTCTGCTGTCATTTCTTCTGGAATATCAAAAGTCTTCCTCTGCTTAAATTCTTCTTTCTTACCCTTATTCCACTCACTAACTGGTGATAGATAACCAACAATGCGCGAATATACTTCACACTTTTGTTTACTCATAAACCCACCCCCTTTCTATTTTTGTAAGTCTAGTACTTCTAAATCACCCCAGACTTGACCAATCTCCGCTTCAGTAGCAAAGACGATGTCGGGGTTAAGATATTTGTCGGGTACTTCTCTCATAACTTTATCCGCGTAACGAGAAGCCGCAAGTATAGTATCCATGTCGTCGTCGATCTCTAATAAAACACTATCGTGTACCAGGTTAACTATCTTTACATTCCACTCTTCACGCAGCTTCTCTTCCATTTCCATTGCGGATAGTAACGTTAAATCAGAAGCGACACTCTGTATTCGGAAATTGCGTGCCTCTTTCTTTAAATCATCAACATTCATAGGCGCTACAAGACCGAAGCGTCTCTTTCTACCGAAAGGTGTTACGAGTACTTCGCCTCTTTCTGCTTGTTTATCGCACTCAAACAGATACTCCGCAGCGCCTGGGAACTTCTCTAACCACGCGCTAACTCTACGGGTTGCTTCTTCTAATGGTATCTCGAAATCGCGTGCGATCGAGTAGGGGGTTCTTCCATAAGCTATGCCGAAGTTTATGGTCTTGGCGCCTACACGTTGTTCTTTGGTGAAATCTGGACCGAACATATCTTCAGCGACTTCGTCGTGTAAATCACCGCCTTCATCGAAGATACGTTTTAATTCTTTATCACCACTCAAGTACTGAAGTGTCCTAAGTTCGGCCGAACTATAATCTAATTCAACCAGTTTCTTGCCTTCCGGCGCGGCAAAAATGTTTTTAATCTGCGGGTCTCTCTGAATGTTCTGCATGTTCGGATTTCTTGAACTTAATCGTCCTGTAACAGATCTATATAAAGAATAACGACTGTGTATGCGGCCATCGGCTGAGATACGTTTCAAAATACCTTGAACGTAGGTACTGCGTTTCTTTTTGATTTTACGGAACTCTTTTATATGAGGTATAACTGGGTGTTTTCCTTCTAAATGATCCAATACGTCAGCATCTGTACTTCGACCCTTACCACGCATGGCGGGTAAACCTAGTTGATCGAACAATACCCATGCGAGCTGATACGTACTATTAGGATTTATCAAATCGGGATCACCGTCAGTTCCGGCTGATTTCTTTCCGGTTTCTTTCATATATTTATCGGGATCCCATACCCCCTCAAAATGCTCACGTATCGTATCGACGGCTTGATTCTCTTCCTTCTCTAGTTGTTTATCAAGTTTTTCGGTATACGGTCTATTAACAAAAATACCGTTATCGAATACTTGTCGAAGAAAAGCCGATGCCGGTATCAATATCGTATTATATAGTTTACGTAGATCTGAATCTGATTCTACCTTGGGTTCAAACATATTAAATAATCTTTTGGTATAATCGCAATCCTTAGCAAGATACGGATATAAAATATCGCGAGGTACATCTTTATACCCTCTACCTTTCTTTGCATGTTTCTTTACTTCGGAATCGTAGGCATCAGCTCCCAAGAAACGCATCGACAAAGTTTCCAATCCGTGACCGCCTGCATGCTCATCCAAGCAGTAGTGTAACAGTATAGTATCATGGTCGATGCCGACTGGAAGATTTTCCCGTTGTAAAAATGCCGTATCAAAAGAACCATCGTGGAAACACCACTTAAAATTATCGCTTTGAAAATATTGTTTTGGTATATCATGTATAATACTGTCCGGAATGATATAAGTAAACCCCTCATCAATGCAGATACCGAGACACAACACTTCATCTTCGAGAGGATCGAAACCGCCTGTTTCTATATCGGCGCCTAATACTATTTCTTTATCAAGTTCAGACCACTCTTTTAACTTTTCAACCGCTTCTTCAACCGTCTCTAGAGTAGTGTAATTCGTTTCTCCAGGTTTCTTGATAGCGCGTTCGCCATGATGTAATATTATTGACGCATAAATTAGTGCTTGCTTGTAAGTACGGTAATCTCCTGGGCTGCGAAAAAGTGCTGCGGGGTGATACGCCGGTACCATTACGGTGTTAGGTAATTCCTTGATACGAAACGCTTTACTGTGTTGTCGTGTAATACTGGATCGCGGATCATTTGTAATAGTACGTAAAGCCGACGAACCCAGAACTAAGACAACTTCAGGATCGACTTCTTTCAATTCTTGTATTACCCTAGGCCGACAACACCACAAAGCTTTATTTTTAATAGGTTTTTTGGCAGCTCTACATAACATCGCGTTTGTAATAAATACTTCTTCCCTCGGAGGTAAATCGGCGGCCTTTAACGATTTGTTTAATACATCGCCGCTATCACCAACAAAAGGTTTTTTACGTGACAATTCAGTTATCCCGGGGCCCTCTCCTACAACAGCTAAGTCAGCATCAAATGTTTTTGTGGGGGGTATCTTAGGATAACGTGTATAGGGACACTCCTCTTTACACTTCCACTTCAATCTACGTCCTCCTTCCATGTATTTATATTGTCAATCAAAAGTTGTTTATCGCAATCCTGCGGATTCTCAAAATCTATGATAACATCAGGTCTTTTACCGTCGGTGATTTTCTTGCCCGCTACAGCATACACGAAAGGTAATGAACTATCGACACTTCGTATAGCTCCTTCAGATTGCTCGTTTATTTGGTGCGGTTCAAACGGGTTTTCGCCGCCTCCCAGTAAATGTATAGAACGGCCTTCAAGTAATGGTAATATACCGTGCACAGCACGTGCTCGCGCATCCGCGCCGTGTTTTAGTAATACCTTTGGTACGGCTAAACAGTCTATAGGAAGAGATAATAACTCTCTAGCACATTTATACCAGTCGGTTAGGTCTTCACCTTGTGCGACTGCCATTATATTAGGCCATTCTGTTTTGTCTTCTCCTAGACATTTGTTGAGAATGAAAAAACAGTAACGCGCACTTTGAATAGTCGCTTTACTGTCTTCCATTTTATCTATAAGTATGATTTCGTCAGCTTTTATTTTGATTGCGATATCTATTAGATGCATCATCGACACTTGCGCGTCCTCGTACACACCATTATCCAATATTACATAATCTTCGCAATTACGGTAAAACTGCGTATAAGAAAGATCTGAACCTATCAGGTGTGCGAGCGCTAAATGGTAGTTCGCGCCCGCTGTGCATTCTAAGTAAGGAGTCGGTACTATACTAGCTGTTTCCATGGTTAATCCACATCCTTCGTTTTCATCCCGTCTATTCTCTGTATCAAGTCAACAACGGTATAGAATACCCGACGCTCGGTTGTATCTATTT